CAAGATTTGGGAACATCTAGTGCATTCGTTGCCACACAAAAACAACAACTATTTTACTTTGAAGATTTAGGCTCTGGCGAATCAAATCAAAGAAGATTTAAGATTTCTATTCAAGATGTTAAGCCATCTAGCAATACCTCCGATCCATATGGAACATTCACAGTTGTTGTAAGAGAAGCAAATGATAGTGATGCTTCGCCAAAAATCGTTGAATCATTTGCTGGATGTAATCTAAATCCATTCTCTGAAAACTATATTGCTAAGAAGATTGGTGATCAAAAATTAGTTTGGTCTGACTCTACAAACATGTATACTCTTCTTGGCAATTACCCAAATCGTTCTAAGTTTGTGAGAGTTGTAACAAACGACGACTTAGATGCTGGTTCACTAAATCCAGCTTATTTACCATTCGGCTGTTATTTACCACCAAGACCAAGAGGATTTGGTATATCTCTAGGGACTTTATCTAATAGCACTTTGGCTATTTCGCCAACAAGCAATGTAGAAACTGGTTCTGGCGCATTGACTTCGACAATAACATATCCAAAATTTGTCTTGAGAAATGATACCACAACTGGCTCATTGAGCGCTCCAACAAATGCATATTGGGGTGCAACATACAACAAGAAATCAAATCTACTATATACCGATAAGAGCTATATTGATTTGGTTCGCTTCATATCGACAACTGTAACTGATACGGTTCAAGATACATTCACTCTTGACGATATTAGTGGTAGCTCATTAACTGCTACGTCATTTACATATGTAAGTGGTAGCAGATTAGCTGGAACATCTTTAACAGCCAGATTTGGTTATACTGGCTCATTAAACGTTGGTATCAATAGATTTAATGTTCCTCTATACGGCGGCTTTGACGGCTTTGACGTTAGAGAGAGCGATCCATTTAATAACAATGATATGAGCGGAAAAAATGCACTAAATCATTATGCTGTTTACTCTGCTGTTAAGGCAATAAACGCCGTGTCAGACGCTGAAAGAGTCGAAATGAATCTATTGGCAGTCCCCGGCATCACAAATGCTACAGTTACAGATAAGATGATTGCTGTCGCAGAAGCTCGCGGTGATGCTTTGTCAATCATTGATTTGCCCGGTGTTTATACACCACGCCATGAAAGCGCCACAGCTTATGGCTTAGGCAATGGTGGTTCTGGTGGTGATGGTTCAAGCAATCTTGATAATGTTATCTCTACTTTAAGAGATAGAGGCATCAATTCAAGCTACGCTTGTACCTACTATCCTTGGGTAAGAATTAGAGATACAATTAACAATGCTACATTGTGGGCACCACCTTCCATTGCTGCCTTGGGCGTATTCTCAAGCACTGATAGAAGAGCCGAGCCTTGGTTTGCCCCTGCTGGCTTCACAAGAGGCGGTTTATCAGAAGGCGCTGCTGGTATTCCAGTAATCCAAGTTTCTGAACAACTAACCTCCAAGCAAAGAGATAAGCTATACGAGGCAAACATTAATCCTATCGCTCAATTCCCAGCAGAAGGTATCGTTGTATTTGGTCAAAAGACCCTACAAGTTACACGTTCTGCTCTAGACAGAATTAATGTTAGAAGATTAATGATTTATCTAAAGAAAGAAGTTTCAAGAATCGCTGCAAGATCACTCTTCAATCCAAATATTGAAGTAACTTGGAACGCCTTCTTGGGACAAGTCAATCCTCTAATGGCAAGCGTTAAAACAAGATTTGGTCTGGATGATTACAGAGTAATTCTTGATAGAACTACAACCACACCAGATTTGATTGACCAAAATATTATGTATGCGAAGATCTTCTTGAAGCCAACAAGAGCCATTGAATTCATCGCAATAGATTTTGTAATCACCAATTCAGGTGCGTCATTCCAAGATTAATAGGAGAATAGAATATGCCAGCAGCTTCATTTTGGTCAGACCCTAAATTAGATCCAAAGCGCCAATATAGATTTGTCGTTTATATCAATCAGTTTGATCCATTTATTGCAAAAACAGTTAAAAAACCAAGCTTTGTAGTTGGTGTTTCAAGACACCAATATTTGGGACACGAATTTAAATATCCAACCACTATCAAGTGGAATGATATTACAATGACATTTGCCGATCCCGGTCAACCAGATGTAACAAAGTCGTTTGTGAACTTGTTGAGAAATTCGGGTTATAATTATCCAACTGATAAAAATAATTATGAAACAATTTCCCGTGATAAAGCCACTACTGCCTTGGGTCAAGTCAGAATTCAACAAATCGATGCAGAAGGCAACCCTTCAGAAGAATGGGTTCTAAATAATGCATTTGTTACAAACGTTGAGTTTGGTCAATTATCATACGCCAGCGAAGATATGGTTGAAATTTCAGTAACAATGGTATATGATTGGGCACAAATTTCAGATTCAGTTGGTGGCAATCCATATATTGAAGCGCCATAATATAATATTTAAATGAGGTTTTTATGCGGAATAAAGAAAGATTAAGTGCTGCACATGCAGAAGATGTTGCGGCACTTATCAATAGTCATGAAACAAAAGTTAATAATCCAGTAGAAATAGCAACCCCAACACAATTAGTCGATTTACCATCTAGGGGTTTATTCTACCCCGCAGATCATCCTTGGCATAATAAAGAAAGTGTTGAAATTCGTTTTATGACAGCCAAGGACGAAGATATTCTTATAAACAAAAGCTACATTCAAAAAGGTGTTGTAATAGATAAATTATTATCAAGTGTTCTATTGGATAAAAGAGTTAACTTGGATAGTATTCTTTTATGTGACAAAAGTGCTTTAGTTGTTGCGGCAAGAATGACTGGCTACGGTTCAGAATATACTGCTGAAATAGCTTGCCCATCTTGTACAAAGAATAGCAAATTTAATTTTAATCTTGATCTTTTTACTAATATCTTTCCAGAAGATGAAAAACTAGAAAGTGCTGAAGTGACTTTAACTGAGAATTTAACATTCTCACTAGAATTACCAAAGACAAAAGCCAATGTTGAATTTAAATTATTAAATGGTGCCGATGAAAAAAGATTGACTCATTTGGCTGAGACGAAGAAAAAACAAAACTTGCCCGATTCATCATTAACAGATCAAGTAAAGCAGTACGTTGTGTCAATTAATTATGAATCAGATAAATCTTATATTAATAAGTTTATTGATTCAATGCCAGCCTTTGATGCCAAGTTTTTGCGTAGAATGTATAACAATGTAACACCTTCAGTTAATAATCGACAAGAATTTAACTGTATTCACTGCGGCGAATCCCAAGAGGTAGAGGTGCCTCTAACCGTTGGCTTTTTTTGGCCTGAGTGATAGATACATCCAATCTGTTTACGAACAGATATTTCAAATGAAATACTATGGTGGCTGGAGCTTTTTTGAACTCTATAACCTTCCAGTCACCATTAGAAATTGGTATTATAATCGCCTTGTAGACGAAAAGAAAAAAGAAGCAGAAGCACAGGAAAAAGCTCAAAATTCCCAATAGTCACTATTTATCTTTAGTATGTATAAGGAATAGTAATTATGGCTTTAGAACAAGAGGCGATAAAAATTACAGAGCAATATGAGAGTCAAATAAAGGCTGCAAAAGAACTCGCAACTTTGCGTGAAAAAGAGATGGCTTTATTGAATGCAGAATTGGAATTAGAGCAAAAAATACAAGACATAGTAAAAGCCAATTTTTCTACAACAAAAGAACTTGCAGATGTTAAAGCAAAAGAGTTAGAATATACCAAGGCTAAAAAAGAACTTGAAGAAGCCATAAATAATAATGATCAACAAAAAATAGTATTAGCACAAAGTAATCTTGAAGCCAAAATTAAAGATTATGAAACATCGAAACAGGCTTTAAAATCCGAGCAAGATAAAATAAAAGCCTTTGAAGATCAAGTTAAAAAAATCCAACAAGTTGGAGAATCTCTTAAAAAATCATATAAAGATGGCGAAGATGCAGCAAAAAAAATGTTTGGCGTTTCGCAAAGCTTTTTTGATCAATTTAAAGGAAAGTCGGCAGACGAAGTAGGGCAATTCTTTACAGGTTTTATGAAGCAAGCCGTATCTATGGGATCAATATTCTCTGGTCTTGCTCAAGCTGCTGATAAGATTGGCAAGGCTTTATTAGATGGTTTTAATTTTCCCATTCTTGGAACGAGAATAAAAGGTCTTAGAGAGCTTGTTACAGATGTTTTGAAAGGTCCAGCAGAAGCTTTTAAAAAGTTTGGCTTCTTGGAACAATATGAAAATTCAATAGAAAGTATGCGCCAAAGAATGTTGGGCACTGGTGTTGCTGAAAAAGAACTGCGTGATGCATTTGGTAATTTAAATCAAGTTATCGCTCAATTCCCAAGTTATTCAAAGAAAACTCAAGAAAGCCTTGCAAATACTCAAATAAGATTATCACAACTTGGAGTTGATGGCAGAACTGCCGCCACATCAATGAATAATTTTATGAAAGTGTTTGGGCAAACTGCAACACAAGCAGCAGAATCATCTGCAAAATTAGCTGAATTTTCTTTAAAACTTGGTCAAGGCACAAAAGGTCTAGAAGATTTTACTACAATGGCTCCAAAATTGGCTGGTTTTGGTGACAAAGCAGTTTCTGTTTTTAAAGAAACTGCATCGGCAGCCAAGTTTCTTGGTATGGAAACTAAAGAATTATTTGATCTAATGGATCGATATGACACATTTGATAAAGCAGCCGAAGCTGCTGGTGAATTAAATGCTGCGTTCGGAGGACCATTTATCGGCTCTATGGAATTAATGCAGGCATCATTAGAAGGCGGGACGCTAGAAACGCTCACTTTAATCCAAGGAGCTTTTCAAAAAGCTGGCATTGAAGTGGAAAAGTTGAGCAGAGCAGAAAAAAAATATTTTGCAAGCACTCTTGGAATGACAGAAGATCAACTAAAAGCTGTCGGAAAAGGCTCTGAAGGTATTCAAAAATATGTTAAAGACCAAGAAGCAGCAACAAAAAAACAAGAAGATTTAAATGCTCTAGCTGCAAAGACACAAGATATTTTTATGAAAATTCAGAATGCCTTTGCTGCTGCATTTGGAGATCCAAAAACCATACAATCTCTTGAAAAGATGGTTCAATTTATGGCTAAAGCGGCAAATTTTATGGCAAATATGGTTTCTACCGCGAAATCTTTGATTCCTGCGCTTACAGCAATAACTGCTGTTGGGGGCTTTGTTGCCTTGGCTGGCGCAATAAGAACAGTTATTGGAGTAATTCAATTAATGCGGGTGGCAACAATTAGGGCAGCAATTGCAGACGCTGTTAAAATGGCGTTTGGCGGTCCTGCCGGTTGGGCAGCATTGGGAATTAGTGCGGCTGTGGCTGGTGGTGCAGCGCTTTTGATATCTTCAAAATATGGTGAAGGTGGCGAAGGCGCAGGTGCTGCTGGCGAAGTTACAAGCGCAGTCGGCGGCAATAAAGGTGTAGGTGGGCAAGTAACAATTGAAACTGAAGATGTTGAGGATGCTGTTGCTCCCGGCGGCTCAATGATTATGACGCCCTCTGGAAGAGCATTAAAAACAAGTTCTGCTGATACAATTACGGCATCAAAAGAAGGTGGTGCGTTAAATGAGTTAGCAAAAGAATTTTCTTCAATGAGAGCCATGTTGCAAAAAGTATTAGAAAACCCAGTTCAACCAAAACTTGTCGTTGATGGCAGAGAACTTAGCAAGAGCATAAGGGAAAGCGATACAAATAATCCATTTATTGGCAAATCGCCAATAAACATTGGCTAATAAATAGAGGTAATTAATTATGGCAAATTATGCACTAACTCCATTTACAGAACAATTTTCAATAGACATACAGCATGTTCCAAGTGGTCGAGAAGTTAATTTTGATGCATTTTTAATTTCTCTAGGAGATTCTTTTAAGCCAAACTTTAAATCAACTCCAGTATATGGTAGAATGGACAGCATAGTCAACTATCAAAATACTTCAAGAACAATTTCATTGTCTTTTGCAGTTCCTGCAAAATCAGAAAACCACGCCATCGTTAATCTTGAAAATATTAACGAACTTGCAAAATTTCAATATCCTTCTTATCACGTACAAGGTCAAGCAAGCGGAATAGCTTCCGCGCCAATATGTAAATTAAAATTTCATAATTTAATTCAGTTTGCTGGCAATTATTTATATGGGCATTTTTCATCAATAGATTTTTCACCAGTAAACGAATCTGGATATTTTACGGTCGTAGGCACAAATAACTCAGTTAGAATTTATCCTAAAGAATATAAATTATCTCTTTCATTTACCGTATTGCATACAAAGCCGCTTGGGTGGAACAGAATAACATTTTCAACTGTTAATTTTCCTTATAATATTGGGCAAACACAAGAAGCAGAAGAACAGGCGGCGGTATACCGAGAGGGAGGATCGAATCCTGTTGATTCGCGCGCTCAAGCAGTTAATGAAGTATTGGGCGAAGTAGTATAAATATAAGGAACAAAATATAAATGGCAAGTAGATTTTTAAATCGCAAAATTATAACAAATGACAATTTTTTGTATTATCAAAAAATGTTTGATAAAGGAGTTAGAAATTTTAAGCAATATGAATCTGCCACATTAAAATATCCAACTGTCAATGAGATAACAAATCTACAAATAGTTTCTCATATTTGGAAACAAGGCGATTCGTATGAAAAGCTTGCTTTTAAATATTATCAAGATTCAACTTATTGGTGGATTATTGCTCATTATAATGAAAAACCAACAGAACAACATGTTAGTATTGGCGAGAGTATCGAAATTCCCTTACCTTTATTTTTAATATTAGATTTTCTAGGATAAAACAATGGCTGATGTAGCACAAACGGCATATTTAAAAGGTCAATTTGGCATATTTGATTTTAATAAGTTTGATGTAAATGAAATAACACAATATATGCTATATGACACGTTATTTAAAAACGGCGTTGATGGTCTTTTACCTCCAGAGGCTCAAGGAAGCCCTCCTGAATATAGTATTTATTCTATAGATACCACAAAAGAAAAAACAAATTTATCAACCAGCGAATTGATGAACTTGTTTATTTCTAAAAAATATGATCTTGACTTGTTGCAAGTAAACAACAAAGATCTGGCTTCTCTCATATCTTATATTAAATTACAAAGAGTCCCATTTAAAAAAGGAAAATTATTATATGGTGGAGCCTATAATTTCATATTTGATTCATATTATAATAAAAACAGCTTAGTACAAACATTAGAAGATAGAGGAAATACTTGTGGTATTACTTCTTTAAAAATTGATGTTCATAGCAATTCTGGCGCATACTACACTTATGCCGTTAATTTATCTTTATATTTTCAAAATGCTTCAACGCTTATAAACAACCCACAATATAAAAATTTATTATCTTCGCCTGCATCTGATGAAGGCGGAACAAATGAAGTTGTTTATGTTTTATCAGTTGGGTGGGCAAGACCTTTAACATCTGATGGAACTCAAAGAATAAACAATTTATATGAAGAAAATCTTGGATTGGTATTAAATGTTGTGCGTTATAGCCTTGGATTTAATATGGACGGAAGCGTTACATTAAATCTTGATTTGAAGGGCGGCGCTGAAACAACAACCAATTCTTTAGACGCTGATGTTCTTGTCCACAAATATACATTTCAGCAAGATATACAAGATTTTCAAAATACAATAAACAATGCCAATAAAGAATTAGAAGCTCTTGAAAAATCTTGGACAGATAAAAAACAAGCACTTGAGGCACAAAAAAATCAATTAGCAAACGAAGCAGGAAGTTCTACTGATGATGCAGTAAAAAAACAAAAACAAGAACAAATTCAAAAAATTGAAGCGGAAGTAAGCGCCACACAAGAAAGTACGGCAGCAGCAAGAGCAACAGCAACAAAATTAGCAGAAGGTTATGCCAGCCTTGGATTAGGAGATGGCGCTAAAGCTGCCGTGAGTGATGAAGTGGCGCGACAAGCTAATGACAAAATAGCAAACGGAGATTTAGATTCAAATACTTATTTCTTAAGAAAGGAATCTTTAGAAAATAGAATAAAAGAAGCAAATGCACAAATAGATCAAATAAAATATACATCTATTATGAAAAGAATGTTTTGTAGAATGGGCGTTTGTAATGGTACTTTATCTTTTACCTCTGGTCAAAGAGTTATACTCAAGCCTCGTTTTATTGTGCCATATCAAGTTGTGGCAGCAAGAAACCCAGAATCAAAAGATGTTCCGTTGGGTCAATATGACTGGGGAGTTCCAAAAAATCTTATACAAAGATTCCAAAAACTTGGTCGAACAAATAAATTAGGTATTGATAAACTAACAGACGCTCAAACCAGATTTATTGAACAATTTACGCAAGTTTATAAAGTAAGTGGGCAAAATCTTGCAAATGCCGCAGCGGGGATTGGTCCAACCACAAATAATATTCCATATGGCGAAATAACTTTTACTTATTTCTTTTTGGGAGATTTAATCTCTGTTTTAACTGAAAATATGTATTCAAACATGTCTGACGGGCAGAATGATTTTTCTCCAATGGAAACCAATAAAGTAATTTTAGGAACAGTTGATGTATTTAAGAATGATAAAAAATATACTTTTGATCTAGCAAATATACCAATTGCTTATAATACATTTACAACTTGGTATATGAAAAAAGTTGTAAATACAGAAATGAAGGTATATCCATTTGATCAATTTCTCAAAGATTTTTTAAATGATTGTGTCTTAGATTCTTTTTATCAAATGGGCACTTGGTATGAAAAATTTAAAAAATTTACAGGAGGAGAGGAATATTCTCTTAAGAAAACTTACGCAGACAGAACAGTGGAATTATCATATACCGATTTGCCAGTTTCTGATATAAACGGCGGCAAATTAAAAATAACTCCGTCAGAAGCTGTAAGTCAATTTGGTACACCGGGGCAAGCATTTGTTTTAAAAGATTATAATGTAGAACTATATAAATATTTATTTATTTATTGTCAGTCAAGCTATGTATCGAAAAATTGTACACCAACCGAAAACATGCCAAGCGGTATATTTCATTTTTATGTCGGTGCAACTACTGGCATACTAAAAGATATAAAATTTCAACCAATAAATAATGAAAAAAGATTTGCTGCACAAGTTTTGAATGCTGCTGGCAGTCATGATGGCAAGCCAATAAATGACAAATTTAATGTTATCGCAAGATATGATGTTAATATATCTTGTATTGGATTCCACTATTTTAAACCGGGTCAAATAATATATGTTGATACTAGCTTGTTAGGATTCGGCAAATCAAATCAACCTAATTCTGTTGCTAGACAATATACTCTTGGTGGTTATTATTTAATAACTAAAGTAAATCATGATTTTAGTGGAAATGATTTTACAACAAATATTGTTGCTAAATTTGAAAGCTACGGCACATAATAAGGAAACGTCATATGTTCGGCATTGGTAATGAAAGAAAAATTTTATATATAAATAAAGAAAAGAAAGAATATAAAAATTTCTTGATTCCATATAATCAATATATAAACTTTATAGATTTTAATGAAAGCAATAAAAGATTCTATGGAATCAAGAATGAAAAAAACTTGGAAATTTTACCAAAAGCTGATAAAGTGCTTATTGATGAAGAATATGATATTACCGCTTTAGATTTTGTTGTAATAGCCTATAGACAATTAGTAGAAAGATATTTTGCTTTGATTAAGACAGGGCAGATAACTAAAAAGACAATTTTATCAAATGCCTTAAGCAGCCCATTTATGTCGCAGATTGGTTTAAACTTTAGCGAAGTAGTTCAAGAAAATAAAATATTTTTTAATGAATATATTCCTACAAGAACAGATCTGAACAAAGAGACAACAAACATAAAAGATTATTCATATAGTTATGCAAAAAATGTTTCTTTGTTTAAAACTCCGATTTTAACACACATGAAATATTATAATATTAATTCAATAAGGAATATTAGCGGTCTTACAATATCTCTAGTAAATCTACCTCTTAACAATGATCAAGAGAAGGTTGATTTTATTTTAGATAAAAACTTTTTAGTATTAAGAAAATTAGCAGAACAATATGGATTTTATATAGATCAAAATATCCCTTGGCAATTAACAGCCAATATTGCACACCCAAATATAAAATCGATTATATCAAAAAAATATCCAAAGGACAAAATAACTACAAAATTTATTCTGGATACTTATTTTGATATTTTATTATTTGTTGATTATGAAGTACAAAAAGAGTTTTTATATAACTGTTATATAGATTTTTATGGCTATAGACCAGAATATAGTGAACCTTATTTTTGTGAAAGGCGTGAAGAAACGCTTACAAAAATAGTTGTGAGGTCAGATCCCCCGGGAACTTTAGAAGAGTTTTTAAAATTTGATGAATTGTTTTTTCTCAAATTATATTTTAGAATGTTAAATTATGAAAATAAGATTAAATATGATTTAATACAAATGGGCAAATTTATCAACGACATGACAGCGATGTATCAAAAAGACCTTGACAAGAAGAAGGCTCTGTTGTATATTTATTCCAAATTCATCAACAAGCCGTCATGAGCATTTTTATAAAAACAATTCACAACAAAATTAAACAACTAAATAACAACGACTTTGATGGAATAAAGTTGTATCTTGCTGGCAAACATCCAGCAAGCTCAGAGCTAGATGAACTTAATAAAAAACTTAAGTCCCTGCTAAAAGCATATTCAACAACGCACGAAGATAAAAATCTGTTTGTTGATTTCATTCCAGAATCTTTTATGCGTAAATATGTGTCTGCTTATTCTAGGGCATGTGAAAACATCCTACAGAGCGTAAGCAAGCCAAGCAATTATGAATTTCTTAAAGAACTTGATCATGTTGTTAACAAAATCGCAAGCCAAAAGCTAAACGTAGCAGAGGAATATGATCTAAAAGTTAATATCAACAAGCAAAAATGCTTTCGTAAAAGCGATCCGTTTATCCGCTATAACATGTTTGGTGCTGTAACTGGTCGTCTTACAACAGAGAAGAATAGTTTCCCAATCCTTACCATGAGTAAGGACTGCCGTTTTCTGTTGTCTCCAAGCAATGACGCCTTCTTGGAACTTGACTATAACGCTTGTGAACTGCGCGTTTTATTGGCGCTTAATGAACATGAACAACCAGATAGCGACTTGCATGATTGGAATATTGAAAATATCTTTGATGGCAAGATTTCTCGTAAAGATGCAAAACAAAAAATCTTTTCATGGCTTTATGATACAAAGGTAAATGAACAGGCGAATAAGTATTATAATAAAGAAAAAACGAAGCAAAAATACTATAAAAACGGCAAAATAACTAATTATTATAATAGATCAATTGAGTGCGATGAACAACATGCACTAAATTATATCATTCAAAGTACTGCTTCAGATATGTTTCTTCGTCGTGTTATAGAAATTGATAAGCTGCTTGAGGGCAGAAAGAGCAAAGTTGCATTTATGATTCACGACTCTCTTGTTATTGATCTTGCAAAAGAAGACCGTGATTTACTTGAACAGATTCAAAATACATTCTCAAATACGGAACTTGGAACATTTAAAACAAATGTGTCTATTGGCAAGAACTTTGGCGATATGAGGAAGATAAAATGATTTTTATCGGTCATGGCGGGGCTGGAAGCAAACTTGCAACAGCCTTAGCAAAGGAAACGGATTCAGAGTGTATTACAATTGATACTCGTTTGGCTGATTTGCTTTTGCCAAAGTTAAAAACTATGGAAGAGTCAGAGGAAAACACCCCTGAATTTGCAAAGCTAAAATCGATTAAAAATAAAGAAATTATTTTTATCACAGCAGGTTCTGGTAATACCTCTGGAAGTATTTTACGAATTTTAGAACAGATTAGAGACAATCAAATAGACCTTATTTATGTAAGACCAGATCTAGATTTATTAAATAAAGAACAAATCTTAAAAGAAAAAGTTGTTTATAAAGTTTTGCAGGAGTCAACGAGAGCAGGGCTATTCAGAAAAATATACCTGCTTGACAATAAAACAATTGCGAACTCTATATCCGATATCTCTCTTGAAGATTATTTTGAGAAAATTAATCAAGCAATAGTTTTTACATTTAACTTCATCAATTATATTCTTGATGAAGAGTCAACAATAAGAGAGAACTTGACAGAAACAAAGGAGGTGAGTAGAATATGCACATTCGGTAACTACAATTTTGATGAAGAGAAGGAAAGCTATTTCTTTCCAATACAAAACATAACAGAAAAATATTTGCTTTATTGTCTTTCTAAAAAGACCACACAAGATAAAAACGTCCTCGAAAAGATTTCGAATCAGATTAAGAAGGCATCAAAAGATAATGTCAATGCAACATACAAAATTGTTTCAAGCACAGATTCTGACTACGTTTTCAACATCTGCTTCACACATTTTATTCAGGATTGACAACCGTGATCAACTTTGATACTATACTACACATCAGCGGGGCAGAGATAGACAGCCTGCCCTATAACCAAGGAGAAAAATAAAATGGGTATTGATATTAGTAAAATGAAACAAAAACTAAACGCTCTTCACACAAAGGGTGGTGGATCTTCAACTAAGTTTTGGAAGACCCCCGATGGAGAGAGTGTGATTCGTGTCGTTCCGACACCAGACGGAGATCCATTTAAGGAGTTCCACTTTCACTATAATGTTGGTGGAGAGAATGGCTTCCTATGCCCCAAGAAGAATTTTGGTGACGAGTGCAAGGTTTGTGAGTTTGTCTCGACCCTTTACAAAGGCAGCGAGGAAGATAAAGCAAACGCTCGCAAACTTGTGTCAAAACAACGCTTTGTGTCGCCTATTCTAGTTCGTGGCGAAGAGGATAAAGGCGTTCAGCTATTCTCATATAGCAAAAAAGTTTATGAGACACTACTTCAGCTTGTAATCAATCCAGATTACGGCGATATTTCGGACGCAGAGGAGGGTATCGATCTTGTCCTAACTTATGGAAAAGCCCCCGGTGCCATGTTCCCAACAACTACAGTAACTCCACGCCGTCGTAGTTCCCCGATTGTTGCGGATAAAAAGCAGCGTGATGAGCTACTTTCGGTAAGCGTAGATTTTGCAAATCTATTTGAGCGTAAAACGCCAGAGCAAGTTTCGCAAGCGCTGGATCGTTTCCTGTCTGGTGACGATGGCAGCAGCGCAGACGATGAAGGCGAGGTCAAATACGCTGGCACTTCAAGCAAGTCGGCAGTCGATGACGCATTTGACGATTTGTTGAAATAAAACTATTGACATTTGTTAAAGCAAAGCCTATACTAAAACAAAATTTGGTATAGGCTTTGTTCATTAAGGAGTATTATGGCTAGAGGTCAAAAACAAAAAGAAGAGAAAGGTCGTATAGGCATCTCGCAGTTGCGCGAGATGATTAATAAAAAAGCAGGCGCGAACGTCGCGTTTGACTTAACGCAAGATAATCCATCAGATGTTACAGAATGGATTAGTACTGGTTCCCATGTATTAGATAGTATCATTTGCCGTGGTAAAAAAGCAGGCATTCCTGCTGGTCGCATCACAGAATTAGCTGGTCTAGAAGCATCTGGTAAATCATACCTTGCTGCACAAATTGCGGCTAATGCACAGAAGCAAGGTTTTGACGTTGTTTATTTTGATTCAGAATCTTCACTTGATTCTGACTTTTTAGCAAAGGCTGGTTGCGATGTTGCAAATATCATTTATGCACAAGCAACTTCAATTGAGTTTGTTCTTGAGACAATAGAAGAACTACTCGGCTCTAATCAAAATAAAATGTTGTTTATTCTGGATTCGTTTGCATTTACTCCATGTTTGGCAGATCTAAATGGAGATTTCAATCCACAATCTAGCATGGCAATGAAGCCTCGAATTATGTCAAAAGGTCTGACAAAACTTATTCAGCCAATTGCAAATTCAGGTTCAGCCTTCTTGGTTCTAAATCAGCTAAAACAAAACATTGTCACTGGTCCAACTGCACACGTTGAGATGATGATCAATCCTTATATTGTACCGGGTGGTAAAGCTCTTGCTTATGCTTATTCGTTGCGTATTTGGTTGACTGGACGTAAGAGTAAATCAAGTTATGTTATCTCTGATAACGGATTCCGCATTGGTAGCGAAACAAAATGTACTCTCAAAAAGAGCCGTTTTGGTACGGAAGGTCGCGAATGCTCTATTAAACTGTTATGGGGCGGTGAGCGTATCCATGTTCAAGATGAAGATGCTTGGATGGAAATTCTCAAAAACTCTGAGCATGTTACAGTTGGACCTTGGTGGTCAATTAAATATGCCGATGGAAGTATTGCTAAATTCCGTTCTGCTGAATTTATGCAAGAGCTTGCAAACGCTAAATTCCGTAATCGTGTAATTGAAATTGTTGAGGAAGAGCTTGTTTCAAAGTTTGATCAACAAAAAGGTAATGCAGCTAATTATTACAATGTTGATGGCACACTAGAAGGCATCACAGAGGAAGAGGAATAAAATGGCAAAATCAGAAGCAAGTTTAAATAAAAATGGCAAAAGAGGTCACTCACGACCTAAAAAAACTCGTCAGGGTTGCAGTTGTAATACAAAGTACGCATCTCATAAAAGATCAAAATTGTATAAAAAAAAATATCGTGGTCAAGGAAGGTAAATACAAAACTATTTATAAGCGTCTTGACTTTGCATGAAACACCCCCTATAATGAATTGTAAGATTTGTTATAGGGGGTTATTTTTATGCAGAATGACGAATCAGAAAAGAATGTAAAAAATCCTGATTTTCTTTGGGAGGTTCCAAAAGATGACGGCAAGCAACGTACTTTACAGGAAGTGCAAGAAGTCATACGACCAAGCGACGATTCAGGAAACGATACAAACACTAAATGAAGCTTTAGACAAAAATAAAACATCTACCATGAGTTTATCAGCCAATCAAATTGGCATTGATGAAAGCATTTGTATCGTCCGTGTTACAAGAGAACTTATACTTATAAATCCAGAGATCATAGAACACTCAACAGACACATTTCAGTTTCACGAAAGTTGCATTTCATTTCCTAGCACTTATGTGAAAGTAAACCGATATAAGAAAATTGTTGTCAAATCAGATAATAATGGTCTTCTGGATTTTGAGTTCAGAGAATATGATAATCTTAACAATATAGAATTAGCCTGCGTTCAACATGAGATTGATCATTTGAACGGTATTACAATGTTTGATAGGAAAAAATGAGATATATGATTATTGACAGCCTCAATCAATTTTTGAGATCGCTTGTCGTTAATCCCACCTTGTCTCCAAATGGTCAGCCCATTGGTGGTATGTGCGGATATTTAAAAACTTTACAAAAACTTACAAGAGAGATTAAGCCCGACCGAATAATCATTTGTTGGGATGGTCAAGACGGTTCTTCGCGCCGTCGAGCGCAAGATAAAAACTACAAAGAAGGTCGCAAGCCCCTGCGCTTAAATTGGGACAACCTTCAGACAGAAGAAGAGACATTAAAAAATAAACTATGGCAGATGGGCAGGCTTATGGAATATATGAATAATATGCCAATATGCCAGTTTATGTTCGATGCCACAGAAGCTGACGATATTATATCAATCGTTTGTAATGAGCTTGAAGAAGAACAAAAAGTCATTATTTCGTCCGATAAGGACTTTTATCAACTGGCAGACGATAAGACAATTATCTTCAGACCAGTTCAAAATCAGATTATAAATAAGAAAAAAATCATAGATGAGTTTGGCATACATCCAAATAATTTTGCAATTTCTAGAGCTATTTGCGGCGACAATAGCGACAATCTACAGGGCGTCAAGGGCGCAGGATTACCAACAATAGCCAAACGATTTCCCTTCTTAAAAGAAGAAAAATCTGCAACTTTTGATGATATCTATTCACACTGTTCAGAAAACAAGGGCAGCGTTAAACTGTTTGAAAGTATTTTATCTTCCAAAGATGTAATTCAAAAAAATTATAAACTTATGCAGCTATATGCGCCGTCTACTCAACCAAGCGTAAAACAAACTGTTCGTGATTCTTTAAAAGAATATCCACAAGAATTTAATAAAAATGAAGTTCGAAAAATGTTGATGATGGATGGAATAGGTGAACTTGATTGGTCAGATCTATTTTCATCCATGAACAAGATTACGGCTACTTAAAAAGAGCTTGCCACCGCTCTCAAACCGTGGTATGATGCATTCATAATTGGGAGTCCACATAATGTCCGCACAGCAAAATGAAAAAGTTGATTTTTCAAAATTTGGTAAAAACTTTCAAGAAAAACTTGTACATTTAATGTTCCGCGATCGTTTATTTTGCGACCAGATGCGCGAAGTAATGGATCTTAATTTTCTAGAAACCTCACATCTGCAAGTATTTACACGCAAAATCTTTGAGTATAAAGATAAATATCAAACTCATCCATCTGAACAAACAATGGCTACCATTGTGCGTTCTTCACTTGAGACAGAAGATGAATCAACTCAAAAGCTTGTGCGTGAATATTTCGCACGAATTGTTGCTGATAAAGAAATTGAAGATGCAGAGTTTGTAAAAACAACTGCTCTAGATTTTTGCAAGAAGCAAAAGTTGAAAGAAGCAATTATTAAATCAGCAAAACTACTACAAAAGTCCGCCTCCTATGACGAAATTAAGAATGTTGTTGACAGTGCTATTCGTTTGGGTAGTGACAATAATTTCGGTTATGATTATCAAGTTGATTTTGAGAAAAGATTCGAATATCATTCGCGGAACGCAGTTTCCACGGGATGGAAAGAAATAGATGATATTACTGGAGGAGGTCTTGGTCGTGGCGAAATGGGCGTTATTATTGCAGGTACTGGTGGCGGTAAGTCCTTTAGCCTTGTGCATATTGGTGCCAACGCTATTCTGTCTGGCAAAACTGTAGTTCACTACACTCTTGAGTTGTCTGACGTAAGTGTTGGCAAGCGCTATGACAGTTGTATTACTGGTATTGAGCTTAA